CACTTTCTTTATATAAATATAAAGATGGGATTCCGCTTTAATTATGACAATGGTTTTAGCCACTGTCGGAGGCTCTAAAAGAGCATTCCTTCAAGAGTTAAGATTTCTTCATAATATCAAGCGCAGCCTGAAACTATGAATAGTAGTCTGTAAGAAACTTACGTTCTACTAAGTAACCTGTCCTAGAATATCCTTGTGAGCTAGAAATCCATGAAAATACCGGAGATAACGTATCAACAATTGAAATTTTCTTTCGTCGAACAATATCTAACTTCATTCATCAAGAATCAACGTTATCTAAAATAGATAAAGCTTTTTCGAGACTACATGAAGGGTATTTAGCATGGGCATAAGCAATCGCTTCCACTTGGTCGACTAAGTCAACTATATCAAAGTTCGAATGATCAATGATAAGTTCACTTATTCAACCATCCAATTGATATATAATCATTGGATCAGCTTCGCGTTGAGCCTGAATGTCCACTAATAAGCATGACGCATAGCTTCCGGAAGAAGTCAATTCATCAAAAGAATTTTCTAACTCCTTAGCTCTTTGCAATGCTTTTAGTAGAACAGACGCAATTAAGTCAGCCTCCATCTCATCTCACATTTCTAAACGTGTTTCCACTTTCGAAATGGGAAGAAGATCAAGTTGCTGAACTGAATTGTTCAAAATTTCCTTCTCGGCGGTTAAGATCGATCGTAATGGTAGAGAAAATTTTGATTCATTAAAATCAAAATCCTCATCATTAGGATCAATCAACACTGTCGTTAACGCTTTCAGCGAAATCTTTTTTGAATTAAAAAGACTTCCTAATAGAGCTAACGAAGGTAACATCACAGATCGCTGATCTGTTTTGTAAAACCGACTTAAAAGTAATGATAAAATGGTATTAGTTCGAATTAAACCCAGTTTCGCAAAATATATAATATTTGCTATTCTAGATCCAATAGATGTAGCTGATATCAGTTGTTTAACTGATAAACCAGATACATTTGAACCAAAAACCACCGTCCGTTTTGCAAATTCGAATACCGGTTTTGACGAAGAGGATATGGACTTAGAAAGATTAATTTCTAAACCTAATTTTCTCATCAATTCCAAGTATTCAGTAGCAACATCAGAGTCAAAGATAACTAAATCATCACCGAGAATTTCATAATTCTCGTATCAACCAAAAGTCTTATCCTTTTTAAAAGAACAAAACTGAAGGAGATAGTGATGAGTTATAGCTAACATTGCTCATGACGATAAAGCCCCCATGGGTTGTCCTACAGTATATCTTACTGACTTATCAGTAATACCATACTTCTTTGCACTTCTAGGAAGAAAGTAATCTCTCATAACCAAGAGTCCAGCTCAGGAGTTTCCAACCTTTACAGGAAGGATTCTATCCAAGATGGCAGACTGGAAAATGATTGGTAAACGATCAGTGGCGGAGCTTAAATCAAATGAATAAGCACACTGCGACTTTTCGGCTTTCTCCTTAGAACGTTGAACTGAAGCATCTTGATCAAAAGTCCCATCATTAGGTATTGATTTTAATAAATCAAATAACGCTAAATGAAGAGGCTTTAATAAAGACTGAGTTCAGACGTCAACAAGCGCAAAGATTCTCAATTTTCCCGCAGCTTCTTCTTTAAATGCCAATTGACCAAGTGAATCAACCAAAGACTTTTTTGTCTTGATTTGACTAACCGGTAATTGATCATATAAAGTTAAAGCCTGTTTAAAAATACGATAAAAGTTATCACTTTTTGTTAAAGTGATATACTCCATAAAGTATTTAAAAACCTCCGAATCACGAATTTTGATACAGTCATTTAATAGACCGTGCCAAGAAACAGAATTCGAAGGGGAAGAAGATTGAATTAGGGCAACATTATTAGATCTTAAATTGATAGTTGACTTTCAAGAAGAAAACTTTTCTAATCTAGAAAAGAAATTTCCTCGAGGAGCACTATCAATAAAATCTAAAAATGCCCATGAGTAAGCTTTATCTCCTGTATATTCTCCCGTTATAGATCCAATTTTCGGATTAAAATCTGACTTTAGGACTCTATACAAACTGAAACTAGTCAACCAAAATTGAATAATTTCAGTGTTACCTGATTGTATTTTCTTTCTATCCTTTTGATTTATAATCGAAGGTAGACCGTTATACAAACGAGGTAAGGGAATATTAGGCTCTAATCCCCTTAAGGATTCGAGTTTATCATCACCTAAATACTTTTGGAGAGCTACATGGTTAGCCTTTAATCACTTTACAGTAATTAAGGAACCATGATGCAAATCCATTTTCTTTATGTGAATGATCAGGTTATGTAAAATCTTAGCTCTTGAAGGGACAGATGAAAGTTTTCCATTAGTCAGCACAATAAGTGCTTTCAAATGAATCTTAACACCTTTTCACAATTGTGAAACGGAAAACATCTTCTCTTTGACGACTCCGAAAGTTCCTAAACTTTTTAACATTGCCATAAAAGTATTATTATTATTATTTTTAATAGTATTTTTCATGGTTTAAATTAATTTTAAATTGTTTAAGGGACTCAACACTATCGCAATAGTATAAATACTGTAAACGATAGGTAACTACAAAATCTGCAAATAAAAGACTGCGCTGTTCCTCCAAAGAGGGACGCCAGTTTTAAGGTCCGGTCAAGGCGGGTCCATTAGTATAACC